GAGATGAACGCAGAGGTATTGATATGCTTATGAATAGATTGCGTAGTCTTGTAGAAGAAACAGGTGTAGGTATGATATTAGTATCACATTTGCGTAGAGCAGCAGGAGATAGAGGACATGAGAAAGGAATACAAGTATCTTTATCTCATCTTAAAGGCTCACAAGGTATTGCACAATTATCTGATTGTGTGATAGCATTAGAAAGAAATCAACAGGCAGAAAATCCTGATGAAGCTAATATAACTAAAGTCAGAGTCTTGAAGTCAAGATATACTGGAGATACAGGCATGGCTTGTAGTTTAAAATATGATATTGATACTGGTAGATTACACGAAATATCAGAGGAGGAAACATTTAGTAATGAAGATTATTTTTGATATAGAAACAGATGATTTAAATGCAACTAAAGTATGGTGTATTGTAGCTAAAGAAGTAGATGGTAAGTCTTATAGATTTACACCAGATGAAATTGAAGATGGCATTAAACTATTAGAACAAGCAGATACTTTAATAGGACATAACATTATAGGATTTGATTTACCTGTATTAGAAAAGTTATACAACTTTAAATATAATGGAAAAATAATTGATACTCTTGTTATGTCAAGACTTTACAATCCTGTTAGAGAAAATGGACACAGTTTAAAAACTTGGGGTTATAGATTAGGAGTTCCTAAACAAGAACAACCAGAGTTTAATAACTATAGTCCTGTTATGTTAAATTATTGTGAACAAGATGTTATATTAAATGAAGCTGTTTATAAATATTTATTAGATGAAGGTGTAGGGTTTAGTAAAAAATCTTTTGATTTAGAACAACAAGTTGCTATTATAATGAATGAACAGGAAAAGACTGGATTTTATTTTGATAGTAAACAAGCTATGACTTTATTAGCAGAACTAAAACAAAACATGGCAGATGTAGAAGATGAAGTTCAGAAAACATTTAAACCTAAATGGGTAGAAGATAAACATGTTTTACCATACACTAAAAAGAATGGAGAACTAAGTAAGCGAGGACTTACTGATGAAGAGTATGAAAGTATTCTTGCATCTGGTAATCGTGGACCATTTATGCGTAAGAAATTAGTAGAGTTTAATTTAGGTAGTCGTAAACAAATAGGAGAATATCTTATAGACTTTGGTTGGAAACCTGAAAGGTTTACTCCTACAGGACAACCTATTGTAGATGAAGCTACTCTTAAAAAGATAACGCATATTAGAGAGGCTAAACTTATTGCTGATTATTTATTATATCAAAAGCGTATAGCTCAAGTATCATCATGGATTGATGAACTAAAAGAAGATAGAGTTCATGGTAGAGTTATACCTAATGGAACTATTACAGGGAGAATGACACATAGAAATCCTAACATGGCTCAAGTTCCTAATATACATAGTCCATTTGGTAAAGAGTGTCGTGCTTGTTGGTCTGTTCCTGAAGGATATAAATTAGTAGGTATAGATGCTAGTGGATTAGAATTAAGAATGTTAGCACATTATATGAATGATTCAAATTATATTGAAGAGGTTGTTAATGGAGATATACATTCTACTAATCAAGAACTTGCAGGACTTAAGACTCGTGACCAAGCTAAAACATTTATATATGCTTTAGTGTATGGTGCAGGAGATGCAAAGATAGGTAGTATTATTAATGGAGATATTAAGAAAGGTAAAGCTTTAAAAAATAGATTCTTTAGTAATTTACCAGCACTTAAAAAGTTAAGAGATAGAGTTCAACAAGCTGCTAATCGTGGATTTTTAAAAGGTATAGATGGTAGAAAGATACATGTTAGAAGTCAACATGCAGCACTTAATACTTTATTACAAGGTAGTGGTGCTATAGTAATGAAACAAGCCATGATAAACTTGTATGAATTAATTAAATTAAATGTAGTAGATGCACACTTTGTAGCTAACATACATGATGAATGGCAATTACAAGTTAAAGAATCACAAGCTGATTATATAGGTAGGCTTGGAGTAGAGTGTATAGAAAAAGTCACAGAACAATTTAAAATGAGATGTGATTTAACTGGAGAATATAAAATAGGAGGTAACTGGAGTGAAACGCACTAAAGAACATTCAACAAATAGAAAGGGAGACCTTGCAGAATTTTATGCAGTTACTTGGCTATGGGATAATGGCTATGAAGTATTTAAAAACTGTGGATGCGATGGATTTATTGACTTGGTAGCAAGAGATTCAAAAGGAAACATAAAATTAATAGATGTAAAAACTGCTAGAAGAGATTATAGAACTAAAGATTCTTATACATCAAGAACAACAAGAACTAAAAAACAAATAAAAGCTAATGTTCAGTATTTATTATTTCTTCCAGAAACAAGAAAATTAAGGTGGGTAGAACATAATGACAAATAAAAGTAAAGAAATCATTGACAAATCTAAATTAGACAACTATAATAAGTTTACATCAGAGTCTGGACATTGGTATACCCAAGAGGGAGAACCTATGTATACTCTTATAGGTGCTAATGGTAAAGAAAGAAACACTACATTAAGAGATGCTAAAAGTTTAGGACTCGTTCCTTCTGTAACTACTATTCTAGGTATGGTTGCTAAACCTGCATTAGAAAATTGGAAGATTACACAAGCTATTACATCTGCTATTACTTTAGATAGAAAAGATAATGAATCATTAGATTCTTATATTTATAGGTGTAAGTCTGATGCTAAAAGCATAGGATTAAATGCAGCTAAAGAAGGAACTAAAATTCATGGTCAAATAGAAACAGGATTTTTAGGTGGTAAGAAAACTAAACCTTACAAAACTATTAAGAAATGGTTAGATGAAAATTTTACTGACCATGATTGGATTGCAGAAGATTCTTTCTGTGCACCTCAAGGTTATGGTGGTAAAATAGATTTATATTCTAATGATGTTTTCATAGACTTTAAAACTAAAGATAACCTTGAAGGCAAAGACCCTGCTAAATTAGTTTATGATGAACATGGTATGCAACTTTCGGCTTATGCTCAAGGTATGGGAATAGATTGTCCTACAAGAGTATCAATATTTATTGACAGAAAAAATACAAATATTATATTATTTCATATATGGGATTTAGAATCACACGATAGACATATAAAAATGTTTAATAGTATATTAAAGTATTGGCAATTATCAAAAAATTATGAGTGGTATGGAAATGAAATATAAATTTAATGAAGGCGAAACAATAAAACAAATACAAAGATATGTAGATAAAACTTATGAAAAACATTATGCTTATGGAGATTACCAAGCAACAGATGTGATATTTGATAACGGACATGGAGAGGGATTTTGTATTGGTAATATTATAAAATATGCTATGAGGTATGGAAAAAAGAACGGACATAACCGAGCAGACTTGTTAAAGATAATTCACTATGCTATAATGGCTATACATTTAAAGGACATTCAAGATGATTGAAGATAAAATAGGAACTAAGCCTTACTTAGGAATTGAAATAGACTATGATAAAGAAAAACAATTTGATAAATTTAGTCTAGATACACTCAGAGATAGATACTTCTGGGAAGGAGAAACACATGCACAAGAAGCGTTCGCAAGAGCCTCGGTCTTCGGGGCTACTTTCAAAGGGGAGACAGATTTTGAACTGGCTCAAAGACTTTACAACTACAGTTCCTCTCGTTGGTTCATGTTTAGCACTCCTATACTTAGTAACGGGGGAACGAGTCGTGGGCTTCCTATCTCTTGTTTCCTTAATTATGTTCCTGACAGTCGCCACGGTTTATCTAATCACTACGATGAGAACATTTGGTTGGCAAGTTCAGGTGGAGGCATTGGTGGATATTGGGGCGATATTAGGAGCAACGGTATTTCTACTACTCATGGCAGTCGTTCTACTGGTTCAATTCCATTCATGCATGTAGTGGATTCTCAGATGTTAGCCTTTAATCAAGGCACAACTAGAAGAGGTTCTTACGCTGCATACATGGATATAAGTCATCCAGAGATTGAAGAGTTTATAAACATGCGTAAAGAATCTGGTGGAGATATAAATCGTAAATGTCTTAACTTACACAACGGAGTAAACATAACAGATTCATTTTTAGAAGCTGTAAAAAACGATGAAGACTGGAGATTGATTGACCCTAAAACTAATGAAGCTGTTAAAGTAATTAATGCTAGAGATTTATGGTGGCAGATTATACATGCAAGAGCAGAAACAGGCGAACCATACATGATAAACATAGATACTTGTAATAAAGCTTTACCAAAAGAACAAAAAGATTTAGGTCTTGAAATTAAACAAAGTAATTTATGTTCTGAAATAACATTACCAACTAATGAAGAAAGAACAGCAGTATGTTGTTTGTCTTCTGTAAATTTAGAACACTTTGATAAATGGTCAAAAGATGATAACTTTATTAAAGATTTAATAACTATGCTTGACAATGTTATAGAACATTACATAGAAAATGCTGTAGATACATCACAGTTAGGAGGATATAATGCAAATTTTAAACGCTTTCAAAATTATGCTAGAGAAGGTAAAGAAGGATATATTAAATCTGCGTATTCGGCGTATAGAGAGAGGAGTCTCGGTTTGGGTGCAATGGGTTTTCATGCATATTTACAATCTAGGAACATACCTTTCGAGGGAATTTTTGCAACTGGATTTAATCACAAAGCTTTCACACACATTAAATCCAAAGCTTTACAGGCTACTAAAGAGTTGTCTA